TCTACTTGGATCTCCACTCCAAGTAACAATGAGATTAACATAAACAGCTTTTGCATATTGACTTAAAGGAACGTTTATGTTGGAGGGTGATGGCCAAGAATTACCATTTTCCTGAATACCACTTCTTGTTTGAGAAAGTCTTAAGTTACCACTTCGACTTGATGTACTACTATTTGCACCTGCTGTTACAGAATTTCCACTTCCTGAGAATGCTCCACCTCCAGTATTATCTACAGTACCTGTATAACTAGCAGTTTGTCAATTACCCCAAGATGTAGAAGACCAGTTATTACCCTCATCAGTAGAAGATTGTGTTCCATCTCTATATTGAGAAGTAACTGTTACGGACTTCGTTCCACCACTTGCATCAAAACTTAATGATGTTGGATTTGCAGAAAATGAATAATCCCTTACAGTTCTAGTTTGAGTACCAACGGCTTGACTACAACTTACTGTTTTCTTTGTTCCCGATCCACTTTGAGTATAGGTAATTGTAGCACTTCTAGCTGCTCCAGTATTTACTCCAACACTTACACTTGCACTATTTGTTCCTGTTCCAGTAGGGGTAGTTGAAGAAAACGCAGTATAACTAACAGCTGACCAATTACCATAACTAACCTCACCGTTAATATCATTTGTGTATTTGGGTCTGGATCTAGAAACTATACTTACTGTTTGATTACCACCATCTTTTGTAAAACTTAGAGAAGTAGGTGAAACACTAAATTCATACTCCGTAGTAGTAGTCGTTGTTGCACCAGATTGAGATAGATTTGCCGAAGCTGTTTCAGATGTATCTCCTGTACATCTAACACTGAGAGTACCTGATCTTGAAGAACCTGAGTTTGCGCTTGCTTTTACAGTTATAGTATTTCCTGAAGTAGTTTGAGAAAAACCAGTTCCTAAATTTGTTGGATAAATTTCCCAACCAGTACTTCCCCATGATCCATAAGTAGTACCTGATACTGAGTTTACAGTAACAAGTCTACGTTGAGATGTAACTGAAAAATTCTTACTCTCACCGCTAGCACTAAAAGATGCTGTTGTGGGACTAAGACTGATACTATATTCATAATAAGTTCTTTCTGTTGCAGCTGATTGAGTAATTGTGGCTTCAGGAGAATTTACTCCACTATATGTGCCTCTCACTCGAACAGATCTAGTAGATGTTGATGAATTACTATTAGCAGTAACAACAGCCCCAGAAATTGAGAAACCAGAAACAGGAGATACTATAGAGAAACTTGTTACGTTTTGATTCCCTGAATCTAAAGGCTGTGTACTTCCTGAACTCCAAGTCCTAGTACCATCTCTATGTGCTGTACCTGATAGTGTTGAAGTACCACCAGAAGCACTGATTGTTGTAGGATTAGGAGTACATGTTACAACCCAAGTATTCCATGCATCTGAATAAGAGTTTTCTGCTTGACTAACATTAGCGCTAGATGCTGAACTAGATTTACCATAACAAAACGCGGAAGAAAACGGCGGAAATCCTTATATCTGAACAAAGAAAAATTTATCAAGAAAAAGATAGAGATTTTCTTTGTTTTATTTTTATTGAATCATTAAACCAATTTAATTATGGCAGACTTATTAATAGCAACAAAGGCTTTCTGTAATACATTAAAGGCAGGCTCTTTCATTGGAGATACTACAATGTGTCCTACAAGAAGCCAAATTGAATCAGCTGGTTTGTATATAAAAAAAGGTTATACCTATGCAACCGATCAGCTTGTTCCCCAGGACCATATAGAGCGTCTTGATTGGGAATATACTTTCTCTGTAACTCCTACGACAGCTACTATATCCGCGGCGGGAGGATCACAGAAATTTACAGTTACCTCATATAAGAGACAATACAGTTACAGTAATGCGGGAAACCGTATCTATGTAGAGGGGTCACAGACAAACGTAGCCTATACCAGTTCCAATTCAGGTTCCGGAACATGGAACACCGCAAGTGATACCATCAGTTATGGAGCAAATACTGGATCAACACAACCAGGTGGTACTATAACATGGACTCAGTCTGAATCTTTCGGTTCTGATCCTAAGAAAACAGCTACTGCAACTCATAAACAAAATGCGGATTCTATCAAACCAAATGGAGATGGTTATAGCAATCCAAGAATCACTGCTTTCAGTTATCCTACAGTTATTCCAGCCGCTGGAGGTAATTCGACACCTAGCTACTCCTATGAACAAACGGTATATTGGGTATCCGGAAAAACAACAACACTCACATCCGGCGGAACTCCAACATTTAATAGAACTTCAGGAACAGCAACCGTAAATTCCTCGAGTGGTTTGGCTAATACTGGATCTAAAGGTACAACCCAATCCGGACAAACTACTGTGGCTGTTGTTTCATTAACTATCACGATGAATGGTAAATCTAGTTCAGCATCTAGCGCTAATGTTAGTCAAGCAGAAAATAGGATTGAAAATACGTCTTGGAATTCTTGGAATGTCTCTGTTAGTGCCGATAAAACAAATTTCCCTAGGGAGGGTGGTACTACAACAGTAAGAGCTAGTGCATCAAGATCTGGTACACATACTTGGAGTTCGGGTTCAACATCTTCAGCAAGTGATTCTGGAACTCCTTCACTGAGTTTATCTAATACTTCTGGATTCTCTCTATCTTCAAGTTCTGGAACTTCTGTAACATTAACAGTATCAGTTAATAATGGTGCAGAAAGAAGCACAAGAGTTACAGCATCCTATGGAGGAGCTAGTGATTGGGTTGAAATTAATCAGGAAGTAGGTATACTTACTAAAAGAGAAACTGTTACTTCAGAACAATATTATATATCAATCAGCCCTAGTTCATTGAGTTGGTCTTGGAATGATACTAGTTCTAAATCATTTTCAGTATCTTCTCAGAAAAGAGATGGAGAAAGACATCGAGATGGAACAAGTAATGATGGAGGTAATACATGGAATTGGGGAAATTGGGTTCCATCAGCTAGTTCTTATAATTGGGGAAATTGGTATAATGTAACTTATTCAGGACCTACGCTTTCAGGAAGTTCATTCTCTATTTCAGGAAGTACAGTAAAACCTACTTCGAACAATACAGGATCTTCTAGTAGAACTGGTACTATTACAGTTAGTAATTCTGGAGATAGTGCTACTCTTAGTTTAAGTCAAGGAATAAATAGAGATTATGACTATAGAATTAGAGTTAGTAGTAATTCTTATAATTTTTCCTCTGGAGGAGGTTCGACAACTATCACTGTATACCCTGAAGAAAGAACTGGTACTGGAAATCCTGTAGTTTGGGGTTCTTGGACAGCTAGTTCAACAGGAAGTTATGATCTTAGTACTAGTAGTTTACCTTCTGGAATTTCTGCATCCAAATCTGGAAATACAGTAACTGTTACTGCAACAGCTAATTCAAGTACTTCTTCTGGAAGAAGCGGATCATTTACAGTAACTCATTACAATACTGCATATTCTGGAAGTAGACCTAGTGCTTCAGTCAGTATAACTCAAGATAGAAAAGTATCAGTGGAAACTAGAGAAGTAAGAAAATATTTTTTCTCTGTTAGTCCGAGCTCGTTAGATTTTACTTCAGATGGTGGATCAAAAAGTGTAACAGTAACTTCATACTATCAAACAGCTACTCAAACAAGTACTGATAATGGACCTTGGCTTCCAGCGAGTCCTACTTTTAGTGGAAAAACTGGAGTTACTCCTTCAGCAGGCTCTAGTAGCAATTCTGCATTTTCAGTTGGTTCAGTATCTGGAAGTAGTGGAACTTATACAGTTAACGTAACTGCTAGTTCTAATAGTTCTACTTCTAATAGATCTGGAAGTTTTGATATATCACAGAGTAGATCAGGAAATTATAGTGATTTTACCAGTGATGACTCCAGTTTAAACGTTCTTTTAAAACAAGAGGGTGAAAGAATTAAATACTGGACATTTAAAATAAATATACCTTCTTCTAGTAATGGAAGACAAATTAATTGGATGTTAACTTTAAGAAAAGTTGGAATACCTTCTTTTGAATTTGAAGGATCTGGAATGGGAAGTGCATATACGGATACTAAAATTCAAAAAATAGATTCAGAATTTTTTGGATCAAATTATCTTAAATTTTTATACTCGGCTGGAAGTCTATATAGTCAACTTGGAGTATGTACTCCTAGTAATATAACTCTTTCAGAGTCTGAACAAGTTTTTTATATAGATATTCGTCTTCCAACACCTCCAGAGAACAATTAAAAATTATTTTTATCTTTAATTTTATGTATTAAAAGTTATGTATATGTCATTATTAGCGCTAAAATTTCCAGAACTAGGACTAATTGTAGATTGTATTTGTTTTAGATCATCGTGATATACATACCAAACACCAGAAGAACTCCACGAAAAAACATTATAATCATTTATTATTTGTATTGAGAAAGTTTCTGTATCTCCTGGAAGAACACCGGAACTAGATATTTCTTGAAAACCGTGTACAAATCCATTACTAGTTAAAGTAAAGTGTGCTCCATAAGGTCTACTTGGATCTCCACTCCAAGTAACAATGAGATTAACATAAACAGCTTTTGCATATTGACTTAAAGGAACATATAGAAATTAATAAAAAGAGATAGAGTAACATCTATCTCTTTAAATTTTATAAAAATATAACTGTTCCTTTAAGTCAGAGTGGAGAAGTGAAATATTATAGTATTACAGTAAGAATATCGCAATCCATTACTGGTAATGTATCAATATATCCTTTTGTAAATACTAATTTACCCAATTATTCAGATTATACTAGAAGATACTCTGTAAGCGGGGGAGTTGCGGTAATTGAATGGAATAGTAATATAGGAGGAGTAGAATGTAATATTCCGAATGATAGAACTACAACTACAATAGTTCGACCTGGTAGTAATATATGTTTTAGATATTATTATAATAACTCATGGAGTACTTATTCTAGAGAATTAACTCTAAAATTAGAAAATCAAAGTTTTACTATTTAAACAGATTTACATCTGATTTAATGAAAATACAATACTATCTCCATTATTATAATATCCAGAAGATGGTATTATTGAAACTTGAGGAGTACTAACTATATTCCAAATTACAGTACCTTTGGAAATTATTGCATGACCACCTCTTTGTTCATTAATACCTATTGTAGATGCAGTAAAGATTGTTCCTCTTTCTGTTCCTATACTATAACCTAGTTGAACTCCATTTAAATACCTTCCAGAATTATTGATTACAGTATAAATTATATCTACTGTATTATCTTCACCATCTTGACTTAAAGGAACGTTTATTTCCGATCAATTCCTTATTAATGTATAAAAATAAAATAAAATTAATCATATGAAAACAGGAATTGAAACGTTAATTTCAAAGGTTGGGAAAAGAATTACTAACAAAACCGATATAGGAATTATTTCTGGTTTAGGAATAGATAAAACTACTGGAAAAGAATACGTTATCTTAAGCGTTTGTGGATCATCGAACATGACGAAAGATCAACTTAATGATCTTTGCGATATTAAAATTATTACTGAAAAACTTATTACAGAGACATTCGATTCTAATGGAATTCCAATGTTTTCTTATTGTACAATAGACGAATTCTTTAATTATTGGAATATCGTTAATGATGAAGAAATTAAAAGTTCGATAAATTTAACTTTTAAAGAAGCAAAAGAATTATTTTCCTCAACAATATCTTGGGATATAAAAGAGAAGATCTTAAAAATTTATTCAAGAAGACAACTTGAAGGTCTTCCAGAAAAAATAGAATATCCAAAAGTACCACAAGATTATCCAGCTGAAAAATTTAGAGATAGTGCTAGAGCTTTTAAGGAACTAATTTGGTTAGTTAAAGAATATACCAAAGCATCAGCTCTTCAAGAACCTAACTGGAATGATTACTCACAAAATAAATTTGCTATTGTGAGATGTGGTGAAGCAGTAATGATTTCGAAAGAAAAAACTTTCTTTCCAATAGCCTTTCTCTCTAAAGAAGTTGCTCGAGTATTCTTAGAAGATCATAAAGAGTTACTAGAAGAATATTATATGATTGGAAAATGAAAAAATTATTGATTATCCTAATTTTAATATTAATTTCCAGTTGTGAAGTAGATCTAGAAAAGTATTCTGGATGGATTGTTAAAGAAAAAAGTCGAGAACCTTTAGGACTTAATTTTATTATCAGTGATCCAAACAATGATAACAATTGGAAAATTTTAATAGTTCAGAAATATACATATAAAAAATATAATATTGGAGATACAATAAAATGAAAGAATTAAAAACAGCTTCTCTCTCAGAAATTCCAGAGAGATTAGAAAAATTATTAACTCCAGAGAATGGGTACTCACGAAAAACAAAAAATATCTTGGTAAGATATGCTAGATGGTCTTTAACTTATAATAAAGTAATGATGAAATCCGACACTAAGTATGTAAATTTTGAATATAGTGTTGTTGGAATTTATCCATATATTTATCTTATTCCGACTATTAAAGTATATAAGTTAGATCGAATAATTGGAAGTAATTTAGTTTATTCGGTTATCGATACTATAAAAAATCCGAGAGTTTGTTTTGATATCCCAGCTCTTATAAAATTAGGAGAGAAGCATGGAGTGGAGTTTAGACAATATCGTGGAAAAGGTCCAAACAAGAAACCTATGGCGAGAGTAATGCTAAGAAAGTTCACGGATATAGAGAGCTCATATTTCTACCTCGAAGATTACATTTCAACAGATGATATAATAATTGAAACTTTCGAGGGACTTAAGAGCTCAGAACAACGTGATGTATTCTTAGAACTAGGAACGCCATGTTTTTATATGACGTTAAATTCTGAAACAAAAGAATGGATTTTTACTCTTAATCCTACTATCGGATCCTTCCCTGAGGATATAAATTTTCAAGGATATCCAGATGATTGTTCGGAGGAAGGAATAATTCAAAGATATCAAGAATTTTCCGAAGATCTCCAAAAACCACGTCAAAAAGTAACTCCAGAATCGGTAGCTGAAGAAAAACGATTGGAGATGGAGAGAAGAAAAGAACAGAAACGTACTAAAAATAGGAATAATGATAGATCTAAGAAAATATGCAATGTTTCCGGAAAGTAATAATTTTTTGGATAGTAGTACTCCAGGGTTAGAAGAATTAGAAAGATTTAATAAGATCATGGAAGAAACGCAGAAAAATTTGAATATAAAATCAGGATCAAGAAATGATATAATTTATGAAAAAGAAGCTGACAAAAAATAAATGGATAACTTCAAAAGGTGAGGAATTATCTTTAGAAGAAATGAACAGTTCTCATATATTAAATGCAATCAGAAAAATAAAATCTTCAACAGGATGGAGAGAAGATTGGCTTCCTATCTTAGAAGCAGAACTAACTAGAAGAAGTATGATAGCAAGAACAGATGATTATGAGAAAAAGATCATAACTGATGAGGAAAAAATGTATTTCTTATGTACTTCATGTGAATACCAAATGTTATCTGTTGAAGGTGGTAGTTTATCTGATATACTGAATATTACTATTAACAACGATCAAGTAAAGAGTTATATAAAAGATAATATTTTTTGTATACCTCTTGAACAATCTAAGGAAAATTTTATCTCAGAAATGGATAAATTAGTAAGAGAAACTAGAAGTAATTCTAAAGAAGATGCTGAGAAATTTATGAGTTATTATGAAAAATATCTTCTAATTAATGTCTTTTCAAAAGAATGGAGTAATTTTATGAACTTAATGTTAGGTCGTCATGGAAAGTAGAATCAAAGAATCAATTATTAAACACTTAGAGTATCAAAAAAGTATTGCTAAAGATCCCGAAGGACCGTTTATATGTTGTCCTATGCCTGGAAAGAATTCTTGGACCATTTCTGAAATAATAGAGGAAGTAAGAAAAGAGACAGAATTTGGAGAGGAATTTGCAGATGATGTTATAGGATTAGCTATTGATATTTTATGTCGAAAGAATCAATCAATGAATGGATAAACTCTCAAGAACTAACAACCGAAGATCTTGATTTTATGTGGGATTTTTGTATAGTTTTCGGTCATCCTGTAATATCTAAACTTGGAATGGCTTCTTGGAAGGATTTACATCTAGATCTAATTAAACAAATTCCGAACGAATATGAAAAGATGGTAGAGAAGGTAATATATAATAATAAGGATTAATGAAATTATTGAATTTAGAGGAATATTTAACTCCAGAAAGTATAAAAGTACATGATATTAATCAATGGGATTCATTTTTATTTAACTTACTTGAAGAAGAAAACATATATCCACCTAAACTTACTGGACAATGGATAACAGATAAAAATAGATTTTATGAAAAGTTTGTATGTTTGAAAGAAGTAACTGAGAATACTTATTATCATATGTATTGTAGACAGTATAATCCAGTTGAAATTACTATTTATCATAAAAATGGATTATATGATCTTAGATGTATGTTAATGAGTATTGATGATACAGCTTTTGGGTTTGGATGGGAAAATTTAGAAAGACTTAGTATAGATAAATATGTTCTAGAAATTATATCTTGGATTGATGAAGTAGATAAATTAGGGCACGAAGAATTAATCAAATATGGACTTTCTTTAGGTGCAAAAGATTTAAGTTGGTAATTAAAAATATAAACATGAATGATTTTAAAATAAAAGATATAGTAAAAGGATTAATGATTTGTACTTTTATTTCAGGGTTTTTAATAGGTATCTTATCAGTTTTAATTTTAATTTATTCAATAATATGAAAAAAGAATTATATGATGAATATGTAAAAGCTTGGGATATTTGGAAGAAAAGAACTAACGAATATTTTCAAAAAAGAGTTGAAATAATTAAAAATAAAACTCTCTCCGAAGAATCTCAATCAAAACTTTTAGATACATTAGCAGAGAATTTTAATAGAAAAGGTTTTACAGAAGAATATTTTGGACCTTGGACAGAAATAAGAGATGTTACTGATCTATTAAATCCTGACTTCATTTTACCAGGAATAGGCAAGAATTATTCAGAACTTCAAATAGCGAAAGATGATGTTCCAGGAAATTGGGGTAAGATTGCTAGAGATTGTTATGATCCTAAAAGATATGGAAAAATAATTGGACTTGGATATGATTCCGGAGATTATTATCTTATTATAGAAAACCCTGATACTGGAGAAGAATCAACAATCTTAATGAATACTAAGTATACTATTGATTCATAAAAGAATATAAGACTAGGATTTTATTTTCCTAGTCTTATTTTTCTCTTACTTTAAACGTTCGTTTAAGTCAGAGTGGTAATTATACTTCTTGGACTTTAGGACTAGGTGATATAAATATTACACATTTTGATAGTATTCGTGGAGGTATTACAGGGAGAGTAGAGACTGTAACATCATCTGCAACTGATTATGTTATTAATGAACCAACAGATCTTATATATGAATTTAATTCATTGAATAATACTAGCAAATTTCCTATTCAATTAGTTAGAGTATTTGATAAAAGACTTTTCGAAGTTTCTTTTAGTACTAGCTGGGAAAATGAAAATTATAATTTATATATAAATGAGAATAGTAGTTTTATTTCCATAATGTGGAGAATAAATTCTACAGTAAGAAATGCTAAATTAATAATAACTCCACAAGATAGAAATAGAGCTCCTGTAACAATAACTTTTACAGCTTATCAGAAATAATTAATAAGGCACATCAATATATATAGTAATAATTTGATCTTTATTTATAGTTCCTGTAGTTGGAACAAATGATATAGGTCTATAAGGTTCATTGTAAAGATAACCTGATAAAGAATATCCTCCAGGTTTAACTGGATTATCACTACTTTGCTGTCCCACAAATACACCACCCATATAAGTTACTCTAACATTATTATTATAAATATCTATATCATATCTTAAAGGAGAGATAACGCTTCTTATTTGAAATCTTAAATATCCATAATCTTCTTTCTTACCACTCTGACTTAAAGGAACGTTTATTTCCTTATATATGTTATAAAAAATTAGCGAAAATGGAAATAAAAAATTTAACATTCTCAGAAATTAGAGAGTCAGGGAGTTTATTATTTGAAAGTATACGTGGATCTCATTTGTACGGACTTAATACAGAAACTTCTGATATAGATACTTTTGGAGTTTTTATAGGACCCTCTGAATGGTTTTTAGGCACTGGAATTGAAAAACAACGAATAATTAAGTCAGATAAGTCTGATGATTATTGGGATGAATTAGAAAAATATTTTCAAGAACTTGGAGAATCAAATCCAGAAGCATTAATTTCACTATTCACTCCAGAAAAATTTATTCTACACTTCAATCCAGTACTTCAACCGTTATGGGATATCAAAGAGACCTTAATTACAAAAAAATGCTTTAAACCTTTTGCTGGATATGCTATAAGTCAAATAAAAAAAGCGAAAGGTTTAAAAAAAGCAATAAACATAGATCCGGAACAAGTAAAAATCAGAAAAACACCGTTAGATTTTTGTCAAGTTCCAGTAGGGATTGGTACTTGGACATTAACTAAATATTTAAGAGATAATAATCTTAAACAAGAGTATTGTGGTATATCTAGACTTCCGGGAACAGTAGAATCATATGCATTATTTTATGACTGGGCTGCTGATCCTAATTATTCTAGAGATAAAAAAGATGTGATTGGTTATAGAGGTATTCTTAGTCAAACTGATCCTCTCAGTAGTCAACTTAGAGTTTCTAGTATTAAATTTGATGATAGAGAAAAACCTTTATGCTATTTTCAATTCAACTCTGGAGCTTATAGTCAACACTGTACTGATTATAAACGTTATTGGGATTGGGTAAAGAATCGAAACGAATCTAGATTTCAACTTAACAAAGGATATGATTATGATTCTAAAAATATTCAACATTGTGTTAGAATTTTAACTATGGCGACAGAAATAGCTCAAGGAAAAGGAATGATTTTAAACAGAACAGGAATAGATCGAGATTGGTTATTGAAAATAAAAAATCATGGAGTTCCTTATAATGAAGTAATGGAATATGTAGAAAACTTAGAGGAAACTATGAAAGAGAATTTTGAGAAATCTAATCTCCCTGAAGAACCAGATTTAGATATTCTAGAAAAAATATTAGTAAAAATAAGAAAAACTCATTATGGATTTATCAAAATTTAATTCTCAAAATCATTTATATAAAATTACTGAAAGTACTTGTAGCAGTTTGTATAAAATTTTAACTATTCTAGAAGATAATGATATTTTATATACAATTGATGATAGCTATGAAGACTCTATTATTTTAGAATGTAAGGATTATTTCAAAGTATTTCATAATATAAAAAAATTTCTTAATGTTTTTGGAAAAATTAAAAGAATATATAGAAATAGGCAATATGAAGAACTTGAAAATACTCCTTTTCTTGATAATAATGATTTTTTGATATTTAATGATGGTAATTTAAAAATAAATCCGTTTAATGGCTCTTGGGTGTTCGAAAATCAATCAGGAGACTTTAAAGCTGGAATATTAAATTATATTCAAGGAAATAGATCTAAATATATTAACTTATCTTTTGGATTAAAAACTATCTTGGATATTGGATTGATAGATTCAAGGATAATTAAAGATATACTAAATAGAAATATAAAAGAAAGAAAAGGGCTAATTGAAATCCTTTTTTCCAGATTAAAAGTTAAATATACTTCTGAAAATCCAGAAAGTGTTTTTAATAACTATTTATCTAGTCAGAATGGTAATTACTCTAGATGTATTCCATTTCATGATAAAGAAAAGAATGAATTTGGATACTGGATTTGGACAAAAAGATATATTTCTAATGTTGGAAAAAATATATTTCCAGAAGGAGAACTAATTATAAGTGACTTAGAAACTTGGGAAATTCCATTAGAAAATTATTACTCTGGTGGAAATAATTGTAGTATAATCACCTTCTCAGGAATAGATAGAGTAAGGGTGAATTATTCTCCCGGTAAATTTCTTCAATTGTTAGATGTATCCTCATTAGAAAATAGTAAGTCAAGAATATTCCTTACTTTAGCATATCCAGAAATAACTCCTAAAAATTATGAACAACTTGATGTTTCTTTACAAAAAGAAGTAGCATTAATATTTAAACTACTTAAAGATCGTGGATATATTACTGGAAATCAACAAGAAGATATATTATATAACCTAGAGAAATGGAAAAAGATTGGAATAATATAAAAACAGTTCTTGGGATTAGATTGTATAGGGAAAATGAAAGGAATAATTATTTTTTAATAAATTTTCTAGATAAACATCAAAATTACTACTCAATAATAAAAATTAACAATGATTATTTTATATTAATAGAGTTTGTTATAGTATTTGAAGATTATTTCAATAAATTTTTCAAAAATACAAATTGGGTTAATAGATTTTATGAACTTTCTTACAAAGATAAAGAAATAATTAAAAAATTACATTACCACGAATTATTTAAGTATTCAGATACTGTTACAAATTACTTTACTGTTGAAGTAAGTAAGAATCATATGAGATTAAAATTTTCTCCTAAATACCCAGATAACTTTTTGAGAGAAAAATCTATAGATTTTTCCAAAATTACACCTGATATGTATAGCTTATGTACTGATATTATTTTAAATGGATTTTATAAGTATTATCGAAGAGGTTACATAAAGAAGTTTAATCTAAAATTACATGAATTTATAACTGAAAATTTATAAAAAAATATTAAAGACTAGTAGATTTAGTTTCTACTAGTCTTTTTAAACGTTCCTTTAAATCAGGATGGTGAAGCTCCTAAATACAGAAGCATAGATATTACGCTTACTCTTCCTCCTTCTGCTGTAGCTTGGAAATTAACAGGAAGTGTTTTAGGAATAGGAAGTCTTGAGATGTATAGTATAGAGTTTCCCAGGTTATCCACTTCTGTAGATATATCAGATACCATTCCAGATGCAATTAGTAATATACGTATAAATGCTAACTTTTCTTATAGAGTAAATGGAAGTGGTGAAGCAGATTGGAGAGCTGGAACTGCAAGTATAAGTCCTAATAGTGTATCGTTTTCACAAGGAGAAACTGGATATAAAAACTTTAATGTTACAGGAAGTATATAATTTTTCTATCAAATAGTCATGCTTGTATCAGATAATTCAAAAGTTCTATGTCTACTATAAACATTACCAGACCTGTAATATATACATATATCATTTCCTGGTAGAACATTTACAGTATTTCTAGGAGTAGTATTAACACTAACTCCTTGATCAAGATAGTATGATAAGGTAAGAGTATTGTCTGTAGTACTATATGCAAGATATTGAAATTCACTTGTATTATTTTGTGGGATATAACTTGGATGAAATAAATAAACTACTAAATATGGTACTCTTGTAATATTCATAGTTATACGTTCTCTCTTTTTACCATCTTGATCTAAAGGAACGTTTAAAGTAAGAGAAAAATAAAGAGAAGGATTTTATTTTCCTTCTCTTTTTATTATTTAAGTATAATAATAGAATAATAAGTTTATTTGGAGAATCAACTTACTTTTCTAAATTGTATAGTATACTTACTAAGATCTTTCACAATACAAGTTCCTTTTTCTTGGATAAAACGATCTATTGGATTTTCCACAAACTTAGGAATTAATTCACTTCTTTCCATACTACATTCAACTTTTAGATCTGGACAGTTCATTATTTTGTCATAAATTCCTAATAATGAATAGGCATTTCCTTCATATTCTATTGTATCATCATCTATTGTTTTCATTGGACATGCCTTTTCATAAGATACTCCAAGTAATAAGTCAAATAGTAACATGATCCTAGGTCCAAATGATGCACAGTATTTTGTATAATTCTCATCGTAAAATTTTCTTATTTCAAATACTTTACTTATTGGAACATAATTAGTATTAGAATCATGAACTACAATAATTGGTTGAAGAGGATTTTTCCAAGATTGTTGTTTTGATACTCGAATATTATTCATAAATCCTCTAGCCATTATCGAACTAGTTCCTCCTTGAATGGGAAGATTTACACCAAGTCTTTTTATTCTAGCTATTAAATTCTTTTTTTCTCTTTCAGAAGTTGCTTTTAATAACCATTCATATTCCTGAACTTTTAGTTTATCTCCTAACATAGTATTAACAAACCCAGAATTTTCAAGGGGATATTGTTGTTGAATTGCTACGTATTCACGTAACTTAGGAAAACTTTTATATAGACCTTGAATAATATTTTCTGCTTCTTCTTCAGAACAGTTTAACCTTTCTGCCAAACTCTTCTTTCCGAGGCCATATAGTACTCCAAGAAAAATAGTTTTAAAACGTTTTCTCCACATTTTCTTAACAGTTTTCTGGAGTTTATCAAAATCGTCACCTAAATATAATTTTGCACTATATATATAAATATCTTCCCCTTTTTGAAATTTATCAATTAAATCTGGATCTTCACTTGCAAATCCTGCTGCTTTAACTTCAGCTGATGATATATCAAAATAAGTTTCTACAAATCCTTCATCTACTCTGTTTCCATATTCATCATAATGATACGGAGGGATAATACAATCTTTTAGATCTGAATGAGAGATAATAGTATGAAATCCTGAAGACCATCTTTTACTAGATTTTGTATTAACTTCATAATGTACAAAGCATTTTTCTACTGCTCCGGGTTCTCCTGGATCTGCTTCTCGGATAGGAATATGATCTTCACCTTCAATCACCCATTTATTATTAGCTTTAAACATTCCATCTATGTATGTCGATAGTACTTTTGCATATTTCTTATAGAGAAGATAATTTATTGTAAATTTTCTCATAAAATAGAAATTCTCTTGCAAATCTTGTTCTTGAAATGGAATACTGTATAAATCATATTGACTATTGAGTTCATTAAAAAATTGTGTTTGTGTAGTAAATCCTATAAAATCTGCCCAAACATCTTTAACTGGATGAACATCTTTTGCTGTTTCTACATCTATTCCTCCTTTCCAAAATTGTAATGCTAGGTTGAATATTTTAATAGGATATACTCCTTGATAAATCCCATCTTCTGGAATATTACAATACTTTTCCCATTCATACATAAAATGATTAAAAGCATCTCCAATATTATTTATTCCTAGGTTTTTGAAAAAATCTTCTTTTTTATCTCCTGGAAGTTGTTGTATGCTTTCAGATAAGGCAGCTATAAATGATGATTCTTTTTGATAAAGTTTATACATTTCATCTACAATCTCATCATTTTCAATAGGACTTTTACATTTAAAATAATTATTACTTATAAATGTTGAATAATCTAAAAGATTGAATTCTTGTCCGAATCCTCTTATCGTATCTGGAATATTATTTATATCATTTAATTGATTTCTACTTATATTACATAATTCTAAATATGCTCTTTCATAGTATAAATACTTTTCAAGTTCTAAGTGCCTTTCTGAAATCTTTATTTTATCTAATCCTAAAAGAAGAGATAATTTTTCTGAAATAATACCTAAAATTTTCTTTTTTCTGGAAATTCCTTGATCTATTTTTCCTTTAAATTTAGTTTCAATCATAGATTCTTTCACAATATCTATGAATTTTTCTGCAAAATTCTCTCCATACGTCATTAATAAAGACCCTTCATTTAATCCCGTTTCATAAGCATCCATTGAGTCTATATTATTAGTAAGTATGAATTTTGTAATCTCTAAAGAATTACCATTAAAGAAATTATTATTTTCAAGTAATATCCTACAAGTTTGATTATATTTCTTTATATCAGCCATTAACTTAGAATGTTTTTTCATTTTTATCATACATCTAGCTGTAGCTGTATAAGTAATTCCCCATGCCATCATTTTATGACATTCTTTCTGATACCTAAGACGATATGGTTCATCTATATACAAACCAGATGAATGTAATCTTGCTCCTAACCTAGAATTATCAAGAAAGGTTTGAAAAGCTTCCTCAGAATATGTATCTTTTCTTGCTAAATATATTTGAAGGGTATAAAATGCATCTAGATTACAATAATAACCGAGAATATCACTTGGAATATTCATAAATGGGCAACCAAAATATTCTGATATTAAAGTTTCAAATTCTTGAATATAATTTGGATATAAAGAACATATCATTTCCCATTCTGGAGTATTTTTATAATTATCTGGAGTTACTTTTAAAACTTTTTTTCTCTCTTTTTTTGTTTTTCCTACTGTATCAAAATACATCTTATCCAAAAGATCTCCTAATCTATCGAAATCTGTATCCCAAACTGTAGCTTCTATTACATTTTGAGCTGTCCATTTCAAAGAATATTTTTTTAAATGATTTCCATCTAAAACATTAATAATTCCTGCATCACAAAGATTATATAAATCCACAAACTTAAGCATTCGATGAGATACTTGAAATTCATATTGTTGGTTAAATACCCAAATATTATTCATTCTAGTTTCAAGTATTTCTCTAAATATTTCTAATGTATGCTCATATTCTTCTTTGATAGAATATCTTCTTAAATCTGTAAAAGATATAAATGCTCCAAATAAATTATTACATAAAGAAGCACCTGATATTTCAAACCACTTATCTAATGGCATACCAGAAGCTTCATAGTCAAATCCTAGAGGTTCATTTAATGGCAAACACTTAATCCATTCAAGAAACTTTAATGTTTCCTGATATGTATGTAATACTTTATGTCTAAACCATGAAAAATCTCTATGAGTTGTAAATTCTGGGCTCATAAAATCTTGGATAACTGAATCTTCTGGAAATCCTGAAATACATTTTACAAATGCACCTCCTTCTATACTTAATCTCCTCAATTTAGAACAATCAAAGTAATTTTCATTACGTATTCCAAAATGATAATATTCTTGGAGATACTTAAATGGTTCTGCTCCAACTAAAAGAACTGCATCGTTATTACCAATTTTTAGTATTCTCTCTTTTTCATACTTAGGCATTGATTCTAATCCTTGAAGAGTATAGATTTCATTTCCAAGGTTAGAACCATAATACCTAGTATAATCCTTTGTTTCGTTTTGATCGATTAAGGTAATTCTTCTACACATATTAAAATTCATGAAAATAATTATAAAATATTATTATACTACTGGTTTATAGGATTTCCAGCTTCCTTTATACATATATAAGAATTTCAGTTCACTTAGATAAACGTTCCTTTAAGTCAAGATGGTAAAACTGTTTCAACCTATATAGTACAATTTGATGATATGACTTATGAATTTAGAACTAATACTACTATAACTTCAGGGGAATATACTGGAGAGACTCTTGGATCCACATGGACATTGTGGGTTAGTGAAGGTGATAAAATATCAGGAATAATTGAAATTGAAAATACAGGAAATTCAACAAAGGGTTATTTATTTTATATAGATAATTATCTTGATAATCAGAAAACACTTACTCCAGGACAAGTAGTTTCTGAAACATTTTCTTTCTCAGATATTAAAAGTCATCATACTATGACTTTACAAGAAGCTTAATATGGAACACTAACATTTATATTAATAGTATTTCCACTTAAATATCCAGAATATGGAGATATATTTACTGTTTTTGTAGGTTCTCCATAAAGATGTCCCTCTATATTAAAATTACCTATTGGTATTTGTTCTGTAGTTTCTTGACCTACAAAAACTCCGTTTAGAGTAAGCCATTGGATACTATTACTTCCGTCTTTTATAGTAATTTCAATATCCCATGTATCAGGGGTATTAACACTAGCTACAACAAAATGTAAATTTCCTAATCTTACACTCTGATTTAAAGGAACGTTTAAAGTAAGAGAAAAATAAAGGACTAGAATTACCTCTAGTCCTTTTATTATATTATTAAAGAATTCCAAGTTTAGTCAACTCATCTTCCCAGTTCTCTTTTCCTACTCCAAGAGCTCCTATTTTCCAATCCCCGTTATGATTGTAAATTTCTACAGCAAATATACTTGTAAATCTACTATAATCCTCAAGAAGATCATAACTGATTTCAGAAATATCAGAGTTATCTTTATAGATACTAACTACTGGATTTTTTACTTGTCCGAAATTAGATCCCCCAGGAGAATATATATTTACTGCTATCAAGATTGACTTAGTTCTTGGATCAACTTTAGACAAGTCAATTTCAATAACCTCATCATCTCCGTTTTCAGATACATCTCCTGTTCTAGCATCTCCAAGTAACTTACAAGCTCCATCAATACTTCTAAATCCAAGGGTTCCATCAGGATTTCGGAAAGTAATTTTATCAAAGTTCATTCTCCCCGGATCAGTGCCGTTAAAATAAGCAGCCATATGATCAAGAGAGACTACTTTTCCTCCATTCCCTACTTTATCAGTAAGTTCAAAGGCAAATGAATCTAGATCGAATTCTTCTCCTGATAAACTTTGAGTAGCATCCCATCTAAGACCTACTTTAAATTTTGTTTGACCTTTAAATTCTTTTGAAAGATTAATGTTCTGTCCTTTTACTAAATTAATTCCCATAATTGTTTGTATTAAAGATTATTAAATTCATCTTCATAATCAGCAGAGTTAATAGAATTTCTTCCAGAATCTTCTATTCCAGAAATTCGATTCTGAGCTTCTATTTCTGCATTTTGTTCAGTTAATTTATTTACTGTTTCACGACGTAAACTTTCAATCATCTCCATATTAGCTCTAAATTTAGCAGTACTTATAGCAGAATGCATTGATTCAAGTTCCTGAAGAATATCATCAAGTTGACTTTTTCTACCTTCATAAGTAGCTTGAGCAAGATCAATGTTAATTTCTAGATCTTCTAAACTTTTTTCAGCTCTTTTTATTCTTTCTAAAGCTCTATTTTTTTGATCTAGATACATCATAGCATTTTTCTTATACTCATTAGCTACTTCTTGACGACCTTTTGCTAAAGCTTCTTCCATCTTCTTTTTACTATTCCTGGCTGCTCCTTCTTTTTTCCCAGGAATTAATTTCATTTGTGGTAATTTAGCTGATAATTTACTTTGATTTAGTAATAAATTTTTTAACTCAGTTTTAAAATCAGAATCTAGTTGAGTAATTGCATCTTTAGTTTTCTGCATTGCCTCATCTCTTGAAATCTCTGCTGTTCTCATTGCCCCTGCTGCTTCTTCAAGGGATTTTCTATTTTTTACCCCTTGAGTAACTAGCATAGACTCTATAGCAGATCTTTCCTCTGGTTTTTTGTGTTTTGCTATTTTAAATTTAAACCACAATACTAATGCGATAATAACAATCGCAGCGATAATAAATGTTACCATAATTTTATATGTTTAATGTTAATAATACATATATAAGAATTTCAGGTTGTATCATAAACGTTCCTTTAAATCAAGATATGAAACCAGTTTTTGTATTAATTACAAAAGCGGATGGTTTTAGTAATAATGATGAATATAATTCTGTAAAAATATATAATGATAACTACGTTTCTTACTATATAGACGATTGGGGTAATCAGGATTGGAGTGGATCTGTTGCATTTGATACAGAAATAGTAGATGCATATAATGAAGATACTGATACTAGTTTTAGTTGGAAATCTTATTCTATCACATTTCTCTATGTGCCTTCAGGTGCTGGAAGTGATAAAGCTCATATTAAATTTATTAATGGAGTAAATATTGAGGTTGAGATTTCTTAGCTAAATTATATTTAATGATGTAGTTATTATTTAAAGATTAGTAAAAGTTACTAATTATTTCACTATCTTAATTATTTATTTTTATATTATTAGATCCGAATACATCAATATTAGTAGTACCAAGTAATGTTTTATTAATTTCAATGAATAATAATCCATATACATCTAAATTATCTATAGGAATATCTAGAACAATTGCAGTTGATAACACAATATATAGATATTGCTTAAATCATAAATAATTCATTTATTATGTATGACAAGATATTACTAATGATTTATTACTTTCCCATTGTTCTAATATTACTTGACCTGCATTTCCCAAAACTTTTGTATAGACTTTCACACGTCCTCCACGTTCATCATATTCCCAATCTCCAGAAGAACTTATTCCATTCCAACTAACTTCTAATTTATTACTAGTATTATTTTTATCATATTTATATGAGTCTATATAACTAATACCTTCCCACCGATCATTATTACTATTATATTCGGTTTGTACAATATCAGGATTGGCATTAAATACGTATACCCATTCAGGTGATTTACCACTCTGACTTAAAGGAACGTTTATTTCCTTATATATGTTAATGAAAAACAGTATATTATATATGAACGAACAATTATTAGGTTATTGGATAGAGGATTTAATATGGTGTCCAAGTCAATGTTATTATTATTTTCTTGATCCGATTTCATCTCAAGGTTATTGTATTTATCTTAGGTGGAGACATTCAGATCCATGGACAGCTGAATTAATTAAGTGCACATCTGATTGGGAATTTATTTACGACGAGCCTTGGGAATATATTGAACTAGGGCGTAATTATTCTTCTAATGAGTATCGATCTTTGGAGAAAAAAGTCTTAAAAGTAGTAAAGAAGAGATTTTCGGCTGTAACTTTTAAAAATAGAGTTTATGAAAAAGAGGAATAGTTATGAATTTTTTAGATGGGGTACTTTATCTCCACAGGATCATAAAGAAGGATCACTTCCTGGGGATTCACCTTCTCGAGGATTTCATACAGCTCCAGTTAGGAAGGGATTTTATGCATTTCCCAAAGGTTATATTGAAACTTTTCTATTAGGTAAGTCTCCTAAAGATATGATCCCTGGGAAAGAAGGTAATGGTAGATTCTTTTATCTTAGAGATTTGACTGGGAAAAAGATAATAAGAGATGAGTATTATAATTTACGGCCTGATGAAAAAACGGCGATACTAAGGAGGGTCGGGATAAAAGAGATTCAAGTAGATTTTTGTTACACAGGAGATGATGATTATTCTGACGACCAAAAATTCATCGCCGTATATTCTTCAAGGCCGAAGAAATTTGTATATACTGGACCTTATATTTGGCATCACTTGAGAGACTATGATAATAATAAACCTTTAGTTAATCCATCAGACATAATAGCCGAGAAAGGTTCATGGATAAAAACGACACTTGATGTTTGGTGGAAAGCTCTTAAGAAATCTGATACAATATATAGATGGAAAAGTTATATAGACCGAGGAAAAGGAAATAGACATGGAAATCCTCATACATGTCCAAGTTGGTATTGTAAGGATGATTATGAAGTATTTATAGAGAGAATATAAAGAAAATAAAAGACTAGTATTGGGAAAATTAAACCCTTTACTAGTCTCTTTTTTTTTATTCTATTATAGTCCAAGCTTCTCGAATTACTTTTCCAGCATCTTCATAGCTCATCTCAGAAAAACCGGACTCTGCATATCCATAACCCCAAGAATTTTTTATCATAAATCCATCTCTAGAGAAACCAACAATACTTATCGCATGTCCTCCTAAGTTTTCAGAACCATTCCAGAAATCATCACGTTCTCCGTTTCTTACAATAACAGCTATAAGTGCAGGTCCATTTGTTATCACTGCATGTTTAATTCCTTCAATAGTTGATATTCTTGAGAAGATTTTTATTTCTCCGGCCGCTTTCATTAACTCAAAACCTTCGGCAGGCATCATTCCATCTATTGTTTTATTAGCTCTAAGATAGTATAACCAATCAGGCTTTTTCTCCAGAGTTTTTCCATGGCTTAGCTGATAAAAGTTATACATTTCTGCTATTGAATGACTAACACAGCTTCCGACACTACCTTGATCCCACACTTTGCCGATATCTTTAAGTTTATATTCGGCCGGAAGTGTGATAGGTTGTGGTTTATATTCTGAGTAACTTTCTAGGTTTTCTGTTTTAATATAACCGTAAGATCTCATAATTACTTTTTTATTTTTCCGAATATAAGTTCAAGCATTCCCTGAACAAATGAGATATCAAATACCCCGTTACTAGCTAATCCAACACCAGCACCTACTATGAGAGATTGCCACCAAGAAGCTTCAGCAAGACATCCAAGATCGAAAAACCAACCAAACATACATAATCCAATAGCGACTATCCAAGAAATTAATTGATTAGCCCACCCTGGAAGTTCTTTACCTATAATTCTTTTGATTGCCTGCGTAACAACAGGAACACCAGCCACTAAAGCAGCTAATGTTGAAAATACTGATACAAAATCCATAACTATTATTCTTTTCTAAATTTAATTAAGTATATACTATCTCCAGCGGATTTAGTTATCGAGAATACATAAGTCGTATCTTCTTTAGTGGTTATAGTTGTATACTGTGTAGTTATAACTGAATCACTAGTAAAATACATCGACTTAGGCCATTCTCGATATTCCATAAACGCCGGAAGTAAGTTTGCTGTAGTTATACTATCTATTATTCTTTGTGGTTCTATCGAAAAGCCTTCATAAAAAGTAGTATTAAATTTTCGGGAAGTACCACAAGAAATAATTAATAGAATAGTGATCAGGATTAGAATTAATTTTTTCATTCTTCTGATAATTTTACGATATATATTAAATTCGGATCTTTAGACTCAAGAGCATCATAATCAGTTTTTTCTATAATATCTGATAATTCTTGTGTTGGTTGTCCGAATATCCAAAGCTTTCTAGAATCAGTGCTCATATAAATACCATTAATATGTTTCTCTCTAGAATATTCAGCTTCAGGTCCTTTATAAAAATTAGTTAATGCCATATATTAGAGTGTTTTAATGGTTAATGCTTGTTCTAGTTCATAAATCTTTTGGTCAAGAATCTTAAGACATCCTACTAAATTGCTCTGTCCACCTAAGTAATGTGTATCTGAAAGACTTGGGAAATTACTATAAATGCTATCATCATCTGGATCAGGATCTTCAAAACCGGCAGATGAATTTACTCTCTGAATTGCAAACTTTAAGAGATCAAAATTATATTTATCTCCTTGTATTCTAGCTTCTACTTCTGCAGCTAATCCTCCTTCAGTTTCTCCTCCCGAACCAATAAGTTTATCTATCTTTTCATTTAACTCTGATTTTGTAGAGTCTATATATTCTCTTATAGCAATATCTTCGGTAGTTCTTTCTTGGGTTTCGGTATTCAAGTTTTCCTTAAATTCTTGATCAGCCGTTTTTCTCGCCTCGGATTCTTGAGAAATTTTTTCAGTTAATTTTTCCTTCGTGTCTTTCAAATCCTCCTCAAGAACATCAAGCTCGGTATTTATTGTTCCCAGACTTGAAGCATGATCAGCAATATCAGATATAGCTTTTTCGAGGCGTGATTTATCTTCGGCTGATAAAAGACCATCTACTTGTGGTGTAGCATTTGGATAGATTCTTTGAACTCCACCCTCTTCATTCCCAACATAAAGATAATTATCAACCAAGTTTATAGCTATTTCCCCTGAAGCTAACCCACTAGGAAGAATTCCACCTGTAGTATATCTTTTTACTCTAATTACTTGACGTTTTCCTTGGCTTCCTTGATCATCTCCACCATCTATCTCTGAAATTGTAGTAGTTAATCTTAAAGCATCAGTGTCTTGAGTTACAGTAGTTGCATAAGTATTTCCAGAACTAATTCCAGAGAGAACTTTATTTCCTAAGTAATCAGCTGAACCATCTTTTGAAACTTTAACCATTCCAGATTCTTCAGAAGTAGTAAAAGATATTCCATGATGTCCATCTGATTCTATTCCTGAAACATACTTTCTAGGACTTTCTTCACCACCATCTCCAGTTACTGTTATTCCAGGGATTGTTCCTTTATTAACTTGAATTCTATGATTATTTAAAACAGTATTTACAGAAATTCCAGTAACAAATTCTTCTGAGCCACCTACTTCTCCATTCTCAATTTCAATATTAGGGAATGGTTTAGAATTTCCTGATAGTGTATTCCCTGAGAGTGTAATTCCTGAAATATATTCTCCGGAGGGTGCTAGATATGATCCAGTTAAGTCTCCTTTTAAGGCTTCTACAACATGTCCAAAGGAATCGATCTTAATGTTGGTGACAAAAGCTCCAGAATTACCCCCTGCATTAGTTCCTGTAGTTGGTTGAGAAGCATGTGATATTACTTGATTTCCTCCAATAGATCCACCTCCAGTTAAACCAGGACCTGCAGAGATAGTAGTTGTTACTTTTGCTAGGTCTGCTAATGAAAGACCAGAATCTGATATAACTTTTCCTGTAGTTCCATTAAAAAGTACTAGATTTCCAGAAACTGCACTTCCTGGTCCTGTTACAGCTCCATCTATATTAGTCTGTACAACTGTCCAATCAGAATCATTAGCAGTTGAACCATCTTTGATACAAATTATTATATCACCAGGTTCAAGTCTAAGTCCTGATACATTCGGAGCTCCAGTAGTGGCAACATAGACGTCACCTGTTGTATGTTGAGCAGGAAGACTCTTAACAGTTCCAGTTGTTCCGAGAGTTCCTTTAAATTTCAAGGCTACAGCAGCTTCTATTTTTTCTCCAATTTCCTTGATAACAAATGCAGTAGTAGCTAACTGATTAGTATTAGTTCCTTGTGGAGCTGTTGGAGCCTCTGGAGTTCCTGTGAAGATAGGACTTTCAATGGGAGCTTTAGTTGCTTCTAAGGTGTTCAACTCACCTCGTAGACCAGTAACCTCTGAAATATCATGTGTATGGTTTTTGGAAGTATTAATTGTAATATCTCCTGAAAAATCAGTTACTACACCTCCAGTAACAGCTCCGGTTAAAGTTATATTTCTTTTAGAACTTAATTTATCAGCACTACCAGCATTTCCAGAGACTGATTTAGGAGCTTCATGCACATGGTCAGCTCTAGCCCACTCCTTAGATTCTCCAGCTATTGCATGTCCTAATGGTTTAGGAACAGTAAATGAGGGGCTAGGAATTTTTATCGTTACAGCCTCAGAACCATCAAATGTAGTTTTATCTGTTCCTTCAAAAGTTCCACCAGTAAAAGTAAGTTTATTTTTTACCTTTCCAGCCGAAACTACAGTTCCTATACCTCCAGAGAAAACAATATCTCCTCCTGTTATTACATGTCCAAGCTTATCACCTGCTTCTGCTTTGATATGTTCTGTGAACTCATTATTCAAAGAATTAATAATATTCAAAGTTTCAGACATATCTTCTTTAGTGGAAATTATTTCAAATGCATTTTTTCCAGCTCCATTTCTTTTTCCGACGGCTAGAATAATTTTAGCATTTTGAGAAGTAGTTCCATAAATTGCAATAACTGGCTCTCCTTGAGTAAATATAATGTTTTCTAAGGCTAGGATCGCTTCAGATCTACTTGTAAATAGTTCTGTATTTATTTTAAAATTAATTATTTGATCCATTTCATTCCTACTTTTAAATTTAAAAGGAGGCAATCAAGTTTTTACTCTTGATCAACCTCCCTTTATTTTATTTATCTAATAACTGCTTTTTAAGTTCATCTATTTCGGCCTTAAGTAATTTAATACCTTCGATTGCTAGAACACTCATTTTAGCATAATCAACTTCTTTAACTAGAACATAAGTTTCACCATCTTTCTCAATGGTTTCAAAGTTTTCAGGGTTAGGTACATCGGATTGTTTAAGTTCGGCGTCTGTTACTAGTTCAGGGAAAGTTGGTTCAAGTTCTTGTGCTATAGTTCCAAGGTCTTTTTTCCCACCTAAAATAAATGAATCTGTCGGAATAGAACAAATCTCCTCAAGTGTATGTTCCAAAGGTTTAATATCTGATTTCAAACGTTTATCTGAAGTCTGATAGAATCCACTAGAAGCATTAACTCTAGTAAGTGATATAGTAGAGTTTAGAGACCAAGTAATCGTACTATTAGCAGTAGATACTGTAGTATTTGTTCCATTTGCCACTTTAGGATTAGCAGAAATTTTTATTCCTCCAACAGTATAGTTATCTATTGTAGTCTTATTATTATTTACTGTATTAGTTAGATTTGAAACAGCATTAGTTCTATTAGTTACTTCATCATCTAACTTTTTCTCTAATTTTCCAAGAGCTCCATTGATACTATCAGTTGCTGCAATAGCTCCAGTCGTAGTTGGTTTTGAATACCCAGTTACTTTAGTATTTGCTCCTGTTACAACGGGATTAGTAGAAATTTTAATTCCATTTACAGTATAATTATCAATAGTTGTTTTATTAGAGTTAATTAAGTTAGGAAGAGTAGTATCAAGCTTTACTTTATCTGCAGCAGTCATAACACCAGCTACACTAGCAGTTGCAGCGGGAAGAGTTATATTGTTTGCTGCACTAACTCCTGTAGAAATAGTTGTTTTTGTTGCTGCGATAGCTACACTTGAAGCTGCTGGCGTAACTGCACCTAAAGCAAAATTCGCTGTGGTTATTCTGTCAAGTTCAGTCTTATCGGTTGAAGTCATTACCCCTGCAAGAGTAGATGATGCAGCTCCAATATTAACAGAATGTTCACTTTTTGCGTCAGTATCTGTAGAATTACCACTAACATTAGTACAAGTGAAGTTTATAGCTACATTAGAAGCTGTTCTAGTCCAACAATTATCATCTTTCAAGTGAGAAGAATTCCTAAGAGTTTTAATAGCATTGAGAGTCTTCTTATCAGATGCACTTGCAAGGCCTGCCTGAGTTTCTGATACTTCTGGAAGAGTAATAGAACTAGAAACTGCTTTATTATCTGTAGGATTTATACCCGTTATAGTAATTACTCTTGAGGTAGCTGTTGTAGTAGGCTGAGAGATAACATGATTAGTACCTGTGATTCGGTCAACTTTAGTTTTATCCGCTGCGGTTAAGACTCCCGCTGCAGATTGTGTAGCAGCAAGCAGCGTAATATTATTCGCAGCGGTAGTACCATCAGTAACATTTGTTTTAGAAGCAGCTATTCCTACAGTAGACGCAGCAGGAGTTACAGCGCCAAGAGCAAAGTTAGCAGTATTAATTCTATCTAATTCTGTTTTATCTTTGGCGCTCATTGTACCTGCTGCGGAAGAAGTAGATATAGGAAAGTCTATAGTAGTACTTATATCTTCTTCATTACCATTATCAGATACAAATGTAATAGTAGCTTTATTAGCATTAGATGTTACAGATATATCATTAATAGAATCTGTATTTAATCCATCTAATTTAGTTTTATCCGCTGCGGTTAAGACTCCCGCTGCAGATTGTGTAGCAGCGTTTATCACAGCGGTTCCATCTTCATTAACAGTCGAAGATCTCCACGTATTATAATTGAGAGTAACTGTGTTAGGAGATGTTGTGAAATTTTTTATCTTATCAGCTCCATGTGTAGAAAGACTATTAAACTCTGTATCTACTACTTGAAGTTTAGTCCATCCAGAAGCTGCATGTCTATTGGCCCAGTTGTCTAATCTGTAATAACAATCCTCTGATACAACAAACCACTCTTGTCCGATAGCATCATTATTAGTATTTACTACGGATTTACTAAGAATAGGATCTGTGATAGCATAAAGTGCATTCAGAGTAGCAACTGTTTTATGGCCTTGTATTTCGTCGGCATAAACAATACCAAATTCATTAAGATTCGCAGATTGTAACTGCGCCGGGTAACGAGCCATTGTATTCTAATCTTTAATTATTTAAAATCTAGTTTAACATTTTGAAATGCACCTTTATATTTAGAGGTGTATACATAATAAACGATATTTACACCTGCACCATTTGTTACAGTCACTTCAGTTCTATTAAAGTCTTCCAAAACAGGTGCTGCTCCATTCTGAACAATTGATGTAAGAGCTCCTAAGTCTTTTGGGTAAGCATAACTGTAATATTGAGTTCCATCAGCAGTAACTCCAGAAACTGATAAAGTTCTAGCATTGACTAATTTTGTTCCAGTCATAGCTTTAATATCATCTTGTGTAGGAGTAGCTGAAGTAGTTACACCATATCTCTGTCTAGACCATACATTGATACTAAATTGTGCAGATGTCGTATCATTTCCAGATGCAACAACTACAGAACTACCAGAAACCATGAATCCTTTTTTAGGTGCACTTAAGGTTTCTTTAATTACTCTGGAAGCAGCAATATTATCAATAGTAGTTGTTGGAGAAGCAACATCACTAGAAGGTAAAGTTGTCCCTAAGTCACCACTACATGAAGTAGGGGCTTTATTTGTAGTTGTCTTAGTCCATTTAAAACTTCCAACAAATTTTGCTTTATATCCTCGTTCGATAGTAATAGAACTAGCATTTACGTTACTAACACCAACTTCTGTATTTGTAACCTCTGTACCAGCATTATTTTTAAAACTCCAAGTACCAGAGATAACTGGAGATGCTAAGAGTTTATCAGCAAATAAATAAGTATCAAGTTGCCAATTTACTTTTCCATCTACTATTGATTCAACGTAATATCCAGTTTCTTGTTCAGATACCAATACTTTAGCTCCTACTTCTAGTCGCTCTACAGGAATAGCATCCCGCTCAGCTATTGTTTTAACTGAACGGAAGCCTCCCATACCATAAATGGCTGAATGTGTTGGATATACGTCAGAAGTATTGGTGGGAACGATACCCGAATAGAGTACCGTTCCTTTTAAATTATTTTCTGGCATTATCTTTTATCAATTAATTTAACTTCAATATTTAGTATTCCATGATAGAGATTAGCAAGTTTAGTAATTGTATAATCAGTATATCCAGTAAAGATGTTAGTTATACGTCTAGAGTATACTGTTACATCATCAACAGGATAATTATTACAATAGATTCTATACTTACTATACTCTTCTGTTGGAATTGCTACGTAAATATACTTACCTCCTGAACAATCAATAGGAGTGAATGGGAATTCATTATCACCGAAGGAGAAGAAAGAATTCATTGCTATAAAGTCAGAGTCAGTAGGAGCAGAATTACTTGATGCACCTACATAAACCTTATCAGCTGTATCAATCGTTAAAGTAGCTGTTGCAACTTCACTTAGATACGAACCTCTCAATGTGAATGTTTGTCCTCCAGTGGCAGTAATCTTATAAGTACGTTCCTCAACAGGAATATCATGAGTATCTATGAATTGGAAATTAATTTGTCCACTTGGGGTCAATTGATATTCCCATTCAAGAGTAATTTCTGTTGATTCACCTCTCTCTAATAAAGTTCTATCTGCTGTGAATTTAGTAATCTTAAATTCAGTAGGATTATCTCTCTTATTAGAGCCCATCATTCTATACCAAATTCCACTGGCATTGAATATAATATCATTTACCATGAATTTATATCCAAAGGACTCACCATCATTATTAACTAAATAGTAATCACCATCTTGTGCCTTATCTCCATTAGCTAGTGTTGGTAAATTCCTTTCAGCATCCCAAGTACCCTTATAGAACAAACTATGCATTGTTCTTTCAGGTAATTGACTTTCAGGTATTTTTCCATCAGGTCCAAGTTCAGCCTTCTTATTAAGAGCAACCTGAGTAGCTGTTGAAATAGGTTTCTCGAGGTCTGATGTATTATCAACTCTACCAAGTCCAATTTGCTCTTTTGTTACTTCATGAGGATTGTTCTTATCTGCAATATGTTTATCCAGATTAGAAACAACTTCAGAAATAGCGTTTTGAGTTGCTACTGAAATAGGCTTTTCTAAGTCAGATGTATTATCTACTTTTCCGAGACCTACTTGTTCTTTAGTTACTTGATGAGGATTATTAGTATTACCTACGTGATTATTAATAGCTGTATTTAAACTATTAGATAAAGTATCAAGAGCATTCTGCTGTGCTACAGATACAGGTTTATTAATATCGGCTGTATTATCAACGTTACCTAAACCTACTTGATCCTTAGTTACCTTATGAGGATTATCTGTACGATTAGCATGATTATCTAAAGCAGTATTATTAGCTGCTTTGGCATCATCAATTGCTTTTTGTGTAGCAGTAGATATTGGTTTATCGAGATCTGCAGTATTATCTACATTTCCGAGTCCAATTTGTTCTTTAGTTACTTTATGAGGATTACTGAAATCTCTCAAGTGAGCACTAAGATCTGTTCCCTGATCTGTATTAATCTTATCAATCTTAGCGTCAAGTTTATCAAGTTCCTTCTGAGTAGCATTAGAAATAGGTTTGTCAAGGTCGGAAGTATTATTTACATTTCCGAGACCTACTTGTTCTGCAGTTACTCTATGAGGATTTGTATAATCTTTAATATGATTGCTTAAGTCAGTTCCAGAAGAAGTAATTAGAGTCTTAACCTCGTTGATAGCTTCTTTAGCTGCATCAGACAAAGGTTTATCTTTATCTGAAGTATTATCAACGTTACCTAGACCTACTTGATCTTTCGTTACTTTATGAGGATTATTGTAATCTTCTATATGTTTAGTTAAGTTATCTGTAATAGTAGTATTTCCGCTATTAATAGATTCCTTAACTTCATTAATTAATTGTTGGGTTGCATCAGATACAGGTTTATCCTTATCTGAAGTATTATCTACATTACCTAGACCTACCTGAGCTTTATCTACCTTATGAGGATTGTTAAAGTCTGCCAAATGTGCATTAAGAGAATCGGTTGTTGCCTTACCCTTATCACCAGCATAGGCAGTACTAGATGTTTCACCGAGAGCCAAAGACGCTGAGATTTCTACATACTTAGAACCACTCCATCTATAAGTCAGGTTGGTATCTTTAGTAACATAGATTTTACCAGCCTCTCCAGTTGTAGGTAATTCATCTAAGGTAGCAACTTCAATAACGTCATCTACATAAGAAGGTAGCTGTGAAGAAGGTACTTTACCATCAGGATCAAGTGTAGCAACTCCCCCAGCTACGCCCATCTCTGAACGTTTTACTTGAGCATCATTTGTTACTTCACCTAATCCAATCTGTTCCTTAGTTACTTCATGAGGATTATTCTTATCTGCTATATGAGTTTCGATAATAGTATTAGTTTCTGTCTTAATACTATCCAAAGCTTTCTGTGTAGCATCAGAAATAGGTTTATCCTTGTCAGCTGTATTATCTACATTACCAAGTCCAACCTGATCCTTAGTTACTTTATGCGGATTATTAAAATCTGAAATATGAGCACTAAGATCAGAACCAGAACCATCAATAGAACCTTGAAGTCTTCTTTCAAGTTCATCAAGAGCATCCTGTTGATAATGAGAAACAGGTTTATCTAAGTCAGATGTATTATCTACATTACCTAGACCTACTTGTTCCTTCGTTACTTCATGAGGATTCTTCTTATCTGCAATATGATTCTCTAATGAAATATTGGTCTTATCAAGATTAGACTGAACAGCATTGATTGCCTCTTGAGTTGCTACAGAGACAGGTTTTTCAAGGTCAGCAGTGTTATCCACCTTACCAAGTCCAACCTGATCTTTAGTAACCTTATGAGGATTATCAAAGTCTTTCAAGTGAGCACTAAGATCTGTTCCTGTAGAACCTATAATAGATTCAAGATCACTCTTAAGTTTATCTAAAGCAGCTTGTTGTGCAATAGATACAGGTTTATTGATATCTGATGTATTATCAACATTTCCAAGACCTACCTGAAGTTTATTTACTTCATGAGGATTATTCTTGTCAGCTATGTGATTAGTAACATCTTTTTCAATATCACCAATATCTTTCTTCAACTCTGCCTTTGTAGAATCTACTAAAGCTTGTTGTGCTACAGATACAGGCTTATTAATATCAGCTGTATTATCAACATTCCCTAGTCCTACTTGTTCTTTTGTTACCTTATGAGGATTGTTAAAGTCTGAAGTATGATTATCTATCTTAGTATCAAGCTCTTTCTTAGTATTATCTACTAATTCCTGTGTAGCATTAGATACTGGTTTATCAAGGTCTGCAGTATTATCTACATTTCCTAAACCTACCTGAGCTTTTGTTACCTCATGAGGATTATTCTTATCAGCTTTATGTTCTGAAACTTCTTTATTAACAGCATCTAAAGCTTCTTGGACTGCACTAGAAATAGGCTTATCAGCATCAGAAGTATTATCTACATTTCCAAGACCGATCTGTTCTTTAGTTACTTGGTGAGGATTTTCAAAGTCAGCCACATGAGCATTAACTTTATCTGTAGTAGCCTTACCTTTATCTCCAGGATATGCAGTTCCAGCTACTTCACCAAGATGAATAGGGTTACCAATTTCTACTAATTCAGTACCATCCCAACGATAGATTATATTAGTTTCTCGATTAGAATAGATTACACCTTTATCAGGAGTAGCACCTTCATCTAATTCCGTTTCAGAAATTGCTGTATATATTTTCTTCTCATCTTCTACATAGTAAGTGGAACCAATTACTAATCTAGAAGAAGGAATATCTGTTTTTGTTGATACGAAACGATCAATTCCAAATACTTCATCAACTTGTCCTGGAAGTTGTTCCACAGGAATTTTACCATTTTCGTTAAGAGTAGCAACACCTTCCGGAGTTCCCATTTCTGATCTCTTAACTTGAGCATCATTTGTTACTTCACTTAACCCAATCTGCTCTTTGGTTACTTGATGAGGATTATTCTTATCCTGAACGTGAGAATTTAATGCACCTTCAAGTAATTCTGTATTTGAAATCTCTACATATTCATATTTATTCCATCTATATATTTTCTCAGTACCAGAAACAGTATCAATATAAATTACTCCAGTTCTAGGTTCATAAGTATTACCTTCTTCGTCCTTGAATTCTGTTTCACTCATAAGTTTACCTACAAGAACATTAATCGTCTTGTCTGGTATTTGAGAATCTGTTAATTTACCATTGCCATCAAGAGTTGCAATACCACTAGGAACACCAATTGAATTATCGATTGTATCAATACGACCGTCAATTCTATCGATTTCATCTTGAGTAGCCTTAGAAACAGGTTTATCATAATCAGCCGTATTATCTACATTTCCTAAGCCAATTTGTTCTGCTGTAACACCATGAGGATTTTCTTTATTCTCAGTGTGTTCAGTTACTTTAGTGTTTACAGTATCTAAAGCTTCTTGAACAGCAGTAGATATTGGCTTATCAATATCGGCTGTATTATCTACGTTTCCAAGCCCAATTTGTTCGGCTGTTACTTTATGTGGATTATTGAAATCTTTGATGTGATTGTCAATAGCTTCTGTAACATTATCTGAATCTGATACTTCTACATACTTGAATCCATCCCAGCGATAAAGTTTATTCGAACCACCGATACTATCAATATAAATAGTATTATGTCTTGGAATAAACTCTACACCTTCAGAATCAGTAAATTGAGTTTCAGTCATATACTTACCTTCGATAACATTCAGAGCTTCGTTAGGGATCTGTGAAACTTCTAATTTACCTTCGGAATCAAGTGTAGCTATACCATCAGGAGCACCTACTGAGTTTTCGATATTAGTAACTCTCTCGTCAATCTTATCAATATTACCTTGAAGATCACTACCAGAGTTATTAATTTTCTCCTCAAGTTCGGTCTTAACTGCATCTAAAGCTTCTTGTTGTGCGGTAGAAACAGGTTTATTGATATCAGAAGTATTATCAACATTACCTAAGCCTACTTGTTCGGCTGTAACTTTATGCGGATTATTGAAGTCTGAGATATGAGAATTAACCTTATCAGTTGTCTCCTTGCCTTTATCTCCCGCATAAGCAGTATCAGCCGTTTCACCTAAGTGGAGAGATTCTGATACTTCTACATATTTAACCCCTGTCCAACGATAAAGAAGATTAGTATCCTTAGTAACATAGATTTTTCCAATTTCTCCAGCTTCAGGTAGATGTTCGAAAGAGTCTACTTCAATTACATCATCTACTAAACTTGGCAATTGTTCTAGAGGTACTTTTCCGGCATCATCAAGAGTAGCTAAACCACCAGGCTGAGCAATAGAATCTTCAATATTAGTAACTCTCTCGTCAATCTTATCAATGTTATCTTGTAAGTCGTTTCCTGAGTTATTAATCTTTTCTTCTAGCTCTTTCTTAGTATTATCTACTAATTCCTGTGTAGCATTAGATACTGGTTTATCGAGGTCAGCTGTATTATCAACGTTTCCAAGACCTACTTGATCTTTAGTAACCTTGTGAGGATTCTTATAGTCTGTTAAGTGTCTATTGAAATCATCATTAGTTGCTTTAGAATCTAGAGTTTCCTTAAGATTAGGAATATCCTCTATACCTAATTCAACAATTCCGATCTGACCATTTACAGACTTAACTGAATCTACATTATCAATTTTAACCCATCTACCATTACTATTAATTACCCAATCACCTGGATCAAAATCATATCCAAATTGAGAGCCTTTATTAATAGCTATATAGTAATGACCATTGGAATCAAAATCGTTAAGTTCAAGTTTAGGAACATTATTAACTGCATCCCAAACTCCTTGATATTTAACATTTCCAAGAACTGAATCTGGAAGTTGTGATTCCGGAACTTTACCATCTTCTCCAAGAGTAGCAACACCCTTAGGAACACCCATTTCAGAGCGTTTTATCTGAGCGTCATTAGTAACATTTCCAAGACCGATATCATTTCTATCTAAAGATGGATTTGTGGAAATTTTATAACCATTTACAGTATAGTTATCGATTGTCTCTTTAACTTCTGCAATCTTATCATCTACATCTTTATTGATAGTTTCACTAATTCCATCAAGTTTAGCTTTATCTTCTTTTGACATTACTCCATTTGATTCTGGAGTAGCTGTTGGAAGATTTTCTGTAGCTAATTCAGTGAAGTCATTAGAAGTGATATCATAACTCCAGTTTCTACCATCCAAGAAATATCCACCATTGAAAGTGAAAGTTCTCCAGTTACCGTCTAAGTTAATAAACTTAACTTTTATACCTGGAACTTTCTTTTCAGCTGGAAGGAAAGCATCTAATTTAGCAGCAGCATATTGGATGTGCCACTGATCTCCATTTTCTCCCTTACCTTCACCTGGAAATATTTCATTGATATTATAGACTACATCAGATTCAAGTTCTACTCTATCAGTTAATTCACCAACTGCTTCATCAATAGCATCCTGAACACCACTAAGTTTAAGACCTGTTTCTTCGATTGTAAAAAATCCTTCAGACTCAGGATCACGAAGAACACCAATAGTAGGATCGTTATGAGTACCTTCTACTATGATTCCTTTTCCCTCAGTAGCTGTTACACTATCTACTTTTCTTTCCTCTAATGAATCTACGAGTTCTTTAAGTTCTTTTCCTTTTTCAGCAGATAAAACTTGCTCTTTAGGATCACCACCTTCGAATGAATCTACGATGTTTTCCTTCTTTACGTAAGTCTTTTCTGCATCTTCTATTTTAAGATAGGGAGCAAGTTCAATAGATAAATCATATTCACCGATCTTTTCCCATTCTTTTATTTCTTTCCCTTCTTCGTCAACCTTAATAGTTACTATATATTCAGTATAACTCTGAAGTTCTCCGATATTATTTTCTTTTCTAAGAAGATAAATTTTATTTGTCTCTGCTTCCTCCAAAGAAGGTAGCTCATCCACCATTCTGAAAAGTGATGTATCTATAGTGCAAGAAATTACATTATCCTCACTGATACTAATCCCTTCTCCGGCTATCAATTTATCTTGCTTAGTCTTTAATATCTCTTCCAGTGCTTCATCTGTAATTACTCCAGATAAGTATGGTTTCCATCCTCCAGCTTCATTTCTTTTTTCCCAATTAACAAGCTGATAAACTTCTTTGGCATCAATTACATACCACAATTGTCCAAGAGAATCATTACCAGAATTATCCCCTGTATCAGAAAGAATACAGTCGGGAATTTTATACAATGCTGAAAGAGAAGATACTGTTTTGTGTCCACTAACTTCTATAGCTCTAACAATTCCATATGCACTAGGATTGTTGGACACTAATCTATCTGCAAAATTTAACGCCATTGTACTATTTATTTAAATTCTAACTCAACATCAGTAAAAGCACCTGGATTATTAGTAACATAGACTATATAATCTATTACTACACCAGCACCATTAGTGATTTCTAATTCTACTTTGTTAAATGCCTTAATTACACGAATTCCATCCTGATAAATACTATCTAACTCACCAAGAACTTTAGGATAAGCAAAAATAGCATATTCATCCATTTCAGTGGAGAAATGGTTTAATACTTTATCAGGGTGTTCAGTAATTAATTCAGATGTTTTCAGAGATTTAATATCATATTCTACTAAGTCTTTTCCCTTAGTAGATACACCATAATAGAGTCTGTGTGCAAAAGAAACTGATCTAGTATCTTCTGTATAATCATAAACGCCAGTACTTCTAACAACATCTTCTCCTCTAACCATAAAACCAGTCTTAGGAGCTTCAAGTTTAATAGAAATAGTAGCATCTTCTGTATAATAAGGACTAGTTACTATATCAGAACTAACATCAGTACCTGTAAGAGTATCCCAGAATGAACCCTTAACAACTCCAGTAGGATCTTTCTTTCCATCTTCACTTGTCCATGTATAAACTCCTTTGAAAACAGCCTTATATCCATTTTCAATTACAGGATTATATTTATTTGGACTTGGAGTAATTGTTATAGGTTCGAATGCATTATTATAGAAATCCCAAGTTCCATTAATCTTAGGTTCTACAAGTTCTAAGTTTGTATTAAAAAGCTCATCTATTTTTTCTACTACCTCAATAAAAGTAGATTCTGTAAATTCTCTTTCAACTGAGAATTCAGATGTAAAACTATTCAGGATAATCTTTTCTGAATAATATTTCCCTGAATAAATCCACTCTAGAACTAATACATTTTTACACTGAGTTTCACACTCTATAATACTAGATTGAATAGATACAGGAACTATCGCTTTCCCAGAATCTACTCTTAAAGACGCAATTGAAATCTGATCTTTAATCTTTTCAGTAAGCTTAACAAAATTCTCTGCTCCACCAAAAATTTCTGCTATTTCTTCAGATGTACTTTCTGATGTTAATTCAGAAGTCATACTTGGGAATAACAATACTTTACTATCGATCAGTTTATTTATTTCTTCCTCCGATAATGCGAAGAAAGTTCCTTTAGTCCAAGCCTGTCTAGATCCTTTGATGAAAGCTATCGAAGTATCACTAATTTTTCCGGCTTCTAGATCTGCATTAAATTCCTCAAGAGTTTCATATTCAAGGAGAAAATCACCCCAAAAATTATCAACTCTAGGAACTCTAAGATCTACAACTACACCATCAGAATTTTTGACCCATATACTTTCCTCTCCGGCATGAAGACCTAAACCTAATTCACCTACTTCAAGCTGTTCTGGAGTAGGCATCTTTCCCTGTTCTACCGAATTTTTAAGAATAATTACGGTTGGTTCAGGAAGTTGATTTTTTACAATTATATCACTCATTGTCTTAGACATTTTGTACACTCCGGAACATCATTATTAGTTCTCCATTCCGTATTGTTTACTTCTTTATAATTATAGTAAGAATAACTTTCATCTTCTGGATAAACACCAGAACTCCAAGATTCGTAATCCGCTGTAGTCTGTCCTCTTCCACATTCATTATTACAAGGGCAGTCATTAGATTCGGGTTGAGCTAGAAGATTTTGATACTGGAATAAAATTCTAACTAACATAGCAGTCAAAACATTACTCCATGCATAAATAAATCTATTCTCATTGTATGGAATCTCAGAACCTTCAACGTATATTTCACCATTATCAATTCCAAGTTCACATCTAAGTTCATCTACAGCATAAAATACAATCTTAGCTTCACCATGATCTCGAATATCAAAAAACTCTTGAATATAAGTTTTGACATCTGATCCTTCTGGAAGTAAAGTTAATCTATCTGATATATATTTTAAGATATATGTGATATACGGAGCTAATTCACATCTCATGGAATAATCTATCTTAGCTATCCCTAGACATGATTTAATATTTTGAAGAGCTTGTTTATATGTGATGTATCCGTTTTTATCGTTCCATCTCATTATTATTTCACTTCAAAAATAGTAACTCCGTTTATTACCATCTTAACCAAAGTTTTTCTCTCTGGATCTAAGAATAGGTATAATCTATCCTTTTCAAATTGAAGGATATCCAAGGTATTTGTTACAATATCAACACCTTTACAAGAATCAGACTGCATTACACGATCTGATACAGAAAATTGAATACCTTTTGTAGTATTACCGTAACAATCTGACTGACAACTAGTATTAGTAATTCTAATACCATCTCCTTCTAAAATCTCAGAAGAACTAAGAGCGTTAGTATAAAGATCTGATAAAGCACTCTCGATCTTATTTAAATTAGCCGCATTAACAGGAGTTTTATTATCAATCCATGTAGTTTTTATATAACTATTTTTCATAATTTATGTTATTATTTAAACTTACCACTCTCCTCCGTCAATAATGTTGTAAGGAGATTTCCAATTATCTTCATTAGCCCAATTAGATTCATCAGCATCTGGTCCTTTATAAATATATTCTGAATATGCACCTTCACTACCAAGAAATCTAATTTTCAATCCGCTACGTCGTCTTGCTTCAGGTACTAATCTAATTGCTCCCGAAAGAGTTAATTTTCTTTCATAATTATTTATTTCAGCATTAGCATTACAAAAATCTTTTAAGTTTTCATTTATATAACTAACTGCAGCATTAACAGTATTATTTAT